ATCACCATTTATAGATAATTCATCTTTATATTTTTGAACAGGTTGCTCTCCTCTAGCGTATAATCTTAATTGGTGAAAATTATTCCAATTAGTTAAATATCTATTACCACCAGCTCGCCCTTGGTCAAACCACTCATACTCTATAGCTTGAGCTACTTGACTTCCGTATTCCCAACTAGCCTTTTCGACATCGCTGACGATTTGACTTGGAAAAGCACTGTTAGTGTTAGTGTATATATTCATTTAACTTATTATTTTTGAAATGACACCTTTGTTATCGTATTTTTTAATACCTAAACTTAAGGTTTCTCTATTAATTGGTCGCGATGGTGAATATCTATTTTTATTACAAGCCATTAAAGCTAAACCAGAACTAATAGAGGCATCGTGTTTTGTTCTATTATTTATATTAAATTTAGCCCAATCATTTAATATTCTTTGAAAGTACATATCACCATAACCTGTTTCTCTTAATCCTACAAAACTTTCTATGTAAGTCTCTATAGCAGCAGCGTGAGCTTGTTTTATATCTTCACTCGAGTTTGGTATTCCACCAAGTTCTCTTTCTGTTACTGATAGTTTGTTAAGTTTTTTATCAGGTCTGTTCATAGAAAAAGCTCTATAACCTCTTCTTTTAAAATGATACAATAATCTAGGTTTATTATTTTCCGCTAATATTGGCATACCATAAAATACGCAAGCCATTAAAACGTCTTCAAAGAATATTTCAGCTGTTTGTGGTCTAGCTATATACTCTAAAAAGAAATGATTAGGAGGTACGTCTTCCATAGTGAATTTAGTTAAACCATGTAAAGATCCATTAGATCCTCTTTCATCTACTGTTCCAGATATATCATAAGGGTCACATCCAAAAGCACCACAATGCTCATTTCCAGGATATTTTAAACCATTTCTTACAATTACTTTATTTTGCATATTTAATGGAGGAACCCATGTGATTAAAAATCTACCGTTTTTATTTGGTACAAATTCCACTTTAGTATCTGGTACTGCATTTTGCCATTGAAAACTACCTCTAGTGATTGATATTGAATTTTTAAGATCTTCATTAAAATCTATCTGTTGATATATTTTAGTTAAATTAAATAAAGATTCTTTTGATTCATCTCTAAAAGCATGTTGAGTAGTTCTTGGAAACTGTCTATAGAATTCATTTAATCCATCTTGATCGTTCTTCAAACCTTCTACTTCGTTCTCCCAGTATTCTATTACACCTTGTTTTATTAAATTACCAAAAACATCTTTTACTGGTTCTTTCGGAGTATTGAATACAGGAAATCCATAAGAATCAATGTATCCCTCGTAGTTCCATTCCATAGGTATGAACAAACTATATAATCCTGAGCGAGTCTGTCCATTGGCGTTTCTCTGCGTGACATCTGAGTCATCATATAATTTTTTAAAATTATTACCACCTTTGTCTAGTGCGTTGGAAGTAGATCCCATCATGCATTTACCTATAACTCTTGACCCAAGTCTTAAACAGGTTTTAGTGATCCTCCAGTTGTTTAATATATTAGTTGGTCTTTCCCATTTACCACTTTCGTCGTGAACTAATAATTTAAGTTTTTCACCATCATAAGAGTTATCACCTGTGTTTTTCCAATCTATAGTTGTATCTAGACCGGTTATATCTTGTAATTTTTCATTAGTATCAAGTTTACGTCTTGTAAATTTAGATGCTGGAACTCTATAAGCTAATTCTGTTTTCGGACGGTCCATACCGTCTTGTATTGGTTTAAAGAAAAAAGGATAGTTTACCGATATTGGAACTACCTTGTCTGTAAACATTTTTTTAGCATCTGGTCCAGATTTAGATAATATTCCAAATCTAGCATCACTTGATATTGTAGCTAGATTAACTGTTTCTCCAGACGCCATGAAAGAGAATCCTGAACGTCTGTTTTTAAGATAACATATTCCGTAGCATCTTGTATCTGCTTTGCATGCTTCCCAGAATATGTAGAACAATCTGTTTGACTCTCTGAAGTCTGGTTGACCGACGTCGATTTTTGACCACTGCAAGTACATATAATGAGTACCAGTGATGTAAGTAGCCAAACCTTTATTATAGAACCAAAATCCTTGTTCTCTTTTATTAAATTCATTATCGATGTAATCATACCATCTCTCCTTAAAGTCTTTGGGATATTCCTCCCAGTCAAAAACAGTTTTTATTTTATCTAGTTCTTTGGGATATTCAGTGTGTTCCCATCTATCGTTTTTAAATTTATGTACGTTAGTTTCTTTTGGTAATGCTATTTTTAAATTTTCTATTTCATAAATATCACCAATTTCACCAGTCTTACTTATAACAACAATATCGTGTTCTTCGTTATAACCATACTCCCATTTTTTATACCTATTCATTCTGTCTAGAACTTTAGGTTTTATATGGTCTTTTATAATTCTATATAGAGTTTGCTCGTACATTACTTAGATCTTCCTTCAGCAAAACCTTTAAAAGACTTTGGTTCTACTGCCTCTACAGGTGTTTCGTTTAACAAACTCTCTTCAGCTTCTATTCTATTTAATATTTCAAAAGCATCAAATATAGCTAATTTCTTTGTAGCTGCTGCATTTTTTAATCTATCTGCTGTAATATCATCGCCAGAATCAACAATAGCTTCTTTAGCTACTTTGATAAGTTCCTCAACTGCTACTTGCCCAGCTTGGATTATATTCAACTTCGTTTTCTTGGTATTCATATTTAATTACAATATCATTAGATTTCATACAGTATAGTCTTTTATCGTCGACTAAAAACTCCCATTCACTCTTAGGTTTAAAACCAACAAGATCCCCAGGATTAATTCCTAGAGTTTCTAAAGAACTATTACCGTATTTTAATATGCCAATAAGGCTTTCTTCTTTATCAAGCGTTAGATCGCTTCTATTAGCTATTGGAGATATAAAGCACCTATCGTTTATAGTATTCCAAATATTATTATGTTTGTATAAATATATTTGATCTAGTGCACATAAGTGTAAATCATCTTTTAAGTAAGATCTACTTTTCTTTTTAACACCTTTCATATCGTAGAATGTCCTAAATACATTCTGATGAACAACTACAATATCACCAATTGATATTTTACAATTAAAAGCTAGTGGCACTTGAACAACCTCAGCCATCCTATTGACAAACTTCCAGTTTTCTATTTTAGTGTTAACCACTAAATCTTTGCCACCAACTTTAATTGTATTATTATATTTTTCTCCAACTGGCTTTACAATAAAGTCGTACAAACTTTTCATTAGTATTCTAAATCATACTCAACAGATATTGCCATGTTAGAATTAAACTTCTTCCATGGCATTACCTCGTTGTTTTTCTTTATGTATATACTATAAGATTTATCAGATTCTTCTAAAAGTATATGAGAAATCTCGTGACCTCCATATACTTGTTGACCTATAGAATAATGCATAGCATCGTTTTTATAGTCAGAACCTATACTTATTTTTCTTATAATCGAAGACATTACTCTGCTACTTCTAGGTTCTTTTCGGTTTCAATAACAGTGTATTCGCCTGTAGCAATATCTATATTGATAGCACCGTATTCTTTTTCTAGTTCAACTTTAACTAACTCTAGTTCGTTGTTAACTTCTTTTAAACCTTGAAGTAGGTTTTGTTTTTGAGCTTCTAAATAACCAACATCTGTCAACGCTCTTGATAGTTTGTTTTGAAGATCTTTAATGTTATCTAATTGCTCTTGTGTAATTTTGTTTACTTTTTTCATTTGATTTTATTTAATTGTTATTATTTACTATTATTATCACTTATTGATTTACCTTTTTCCCAACTTCTACCAACAAAGTAGGCTCCATATACTGTAACTAGTAATGTTTGGAATATTGGTACATATTCTTCAGCTATTTGAAATTCACCTATGTTACCGTCAAAGAAAGCACAAATAGTAAAAACAACCGTAAGATATATTAATATCATAGGTCGAATGTTTTTTGCTAAGAAAGAATCAGATTTCATATCTGCTTCCCATCTCGCTGTTACCTGAATTTGAGCCTCGCTATCAGCTTTTTCAAGTATTTCTTGAATTAGTCTTTGAGCCTCTAGCTTTTCTTCTTTAGTAGTGGTTAACTTATCGATGACGTCACCAACCTCTTTGATGATGCCACCTGTAAGCCATTCAATAACTTTTTTCAATTTATTTCTTTTTATTGTATTTTTTCATTTTATTTGGAGAATTATAAACCCTATCATAAGCTCTACCAACAGGAGTTTCTTCTTCTTTAGTACTTTCTAAACTAAAAGTGCTGGTATAATCTTTTCCTCTTTCAGCGGCTTCTTTTGATTTAACGCTTGGCTTTGGATCTTTTTTAGATCTAGCTAAACTAATTTCTTGTTGTTCAGTTCTTAGTTCACCGGATCGATCATCTCTTCTTTGTTCAGTAAATAATCCTGAAGAAAGTTCAGTAACTCCTGTTAAAGATGTATCTTGAGCTCCAGATTGTCTAAATCTATTTCTCATTTCCATTGCTTCTTGGACACTAGAAGCTTGAAATGTTCTACCACCGGGTCCTTTTACCAATACACTTTCACCTTCTTTCAATTTGGTACTAGGTTTTATTGGAAAATCCATTTTATTTGGTGAAGATGGGTTATCTTGTTTAAAACTCATAGGTATACCTTTACCTGTCTTAGCGTAATCACCGCGCCCGGGATTCATTTTAAATGCCATGTCTTTGTTTTTAATTGTTTAATATAGTCTTGTGAATTTAATTGTACCGTTATAACTACCAGTTATTTTTACTTTTAAAGTGTCTTTAGAAATCATTTCATATACACCTTGTATATTCCAATTATTTCTTTTATTAGTTAATTCTGTTTTAATAACACCGTCTTTATAGTTTAATACTTTTTCATCAAGGGTTCTACTTGATTCTATGTTAAAATTTAAAAACTGAAATTCATCTTCTTCGTTATAAAGTATAACTAATTCATAAATTGAATCATCCGTTATCCAGTGACCGTTAAAATCTGAATAATTAAAGTCTACTTGTGCCATTGTGTTTAATACGGTAAACGTAAAAAACGTTAAAAATAAATTTTTCATTTGATTATATTAGATTAAATTATATATATTTATTATTACGAGTAATTTAATTTATTTGCCCTCCAGGCTTCCTTCTCCCAAGGTAAATTTCTATTACCTTCTTCCATTTTTTCTCTGGGATATTCTTTACCCTTCCAATATACTTTATCATCGTCATAAGCTAGATCACCTCTTTTCATTTGA